AGAGAAACGCCACGCTGAAAAACTCAAACAAAAAGAACTCGAACGCCAAAAGTTCCTCTCAAAGAAACAGTAAATCTTTGAGACGAACTACTACTACGGGGCAGGGTAAGACCCCTTTTTTTTATCAAAAGAAAAGATTACCTACACTTGATTTTACCCCTCAACTTCTCCAACATCTCCCTCATATTCTTCGCTCCACCCTTCGCCGTCTTCAACTCCTTTTGAAGTCGTGTTGCTTGTATCTTCTCCGCATCATCGTCCAGTTGTTGTCTTCCAGCAATCTCTCGGTCATACATATCATCCTCTTCCATCTCCTCTTCGGGTTCTTCTTCATCGCTGATATAATCCTCATCGGGCAAAAACGCAACACGCTTCGCACTTCCAAAAGTTCCATACGGCATCTCCTCACCCTCCTCCCTTTCTATACCCGCACCATACGGATTAGTCGGCATTCCCTGTAATGCCTTCATCATTCCCGACCAGTTTCCTCTATCCTGAAAACCATCGTGTATCATCAAATCCATATACTCGTCATCCATTCCCGCCATATCCGCCGACACACCACCATTCATTCCATCGCCAACACGAGGGGGTTTCGGTGCTCCCATCGTCGGGTCATACGGTATATTCGCAACACCCGCTCGAACTGCCCTCTCCTCCGCACGACGAAACTTCCTCTGTGCTGTATCCAACGCCTCCCGACGCTGTCTATTTTGAGGGTTGGCGGCGAGTGCCTGTTGTGCCTGTGCTACATTCAGTCGGTTTCCTTCCAACTCACGAATTAAGTTTATATCCGCTCTGTTTAATGCCGCCGCCCTTTGCTGGGGGTCTGGTTGCTGGGGTGCTACTGGCGGTTGTGCTGGTGCTCCCTGTGCTGGAACTGCTCCTTGCTGTGCCTGATATGCCGCTAAATCCTGTTGATATTGAAGAATTGCCGCCCTTTCTCGCCTTACTAAATCCACTACTGCTCGTCTATTCGGTAAATCCAGTAGATTTTGTGCTGCCCACGCCAACGCTGGTTGTGCCTGTGCTCCCAATAGTAAATCTTGCGGAACACGAAGGGCGGGTGGTTGTGGAGGTGCTCCTACTGCTTGGGGTGCTGGTTGAACTGGTTGTGGAATTGGTTGGGGTGCTGGTTGGGGTTGCCTTTGAACATTTGGTCCAACAATAGGGGCAATCGGTGCTGCTGGTGGTTGTCCTGCTGGTTGAGGGGGTTGAGGTATATCTAATGGTGGCGAAAAATTAACTGGTCGCAGGTCATTATTGTTGATATTATCATAACTCTCCAACACCGCTCGAAACTCTGGTATAGGCGTTCCCGCCGCGTGAGCGTTTAATATCTGCTCCAAACTCGGTTTTACACTATCAAACTTCTCCTGTATCGCCTGTTCTTCTCTCGAACTCAACTTTCCTGTCCGTCCATACAGACGAATATACGCCGTCGCACGATTATACGCCGAGAGATATTCACTTATACCCTGCGTCAATTTACCCGCCTCCGCTGGTATCGCCATCGCTGAAACCGCCTGTGATAATGATGATGCCATCTTATCCAAAAATCCCGCCAACTCAAACGCCGTCTTTCTGTCGAGTTCATCAGGTCTTAAAAACTGCTCCTTACTCTGTGCGACAAACGGAAAGTTCAGTAAAAATGCCTTCTCTCTTGCCCGTGCGTCCTCACCTAACGCCTCCGCAATCTGTCTGCTACGCATCGCCCTATCCGTATCCGTGCCTCTGTGTCGATTTGCCATTTTCAGTTGTTTATATTCGTTAATCTCCTTTTGTTTTTATTATTAATTTCACTTCATCATTTCTTATAGAGATTATTCGCCTTTATGTATTTCACCGCCTCCGCCAGTTTCATACCTTTCTCTTTCATCGTCTTACTCACAAACGCATTATACGCACTTGTCTTCCCGCCGTGTGCCCCCTTTCCACTATACTCACTCTTCATCTTACTCATCGCTCCACCAAAAACAGCGTGTAAATTATTCGTCTGGGTTAGTGGATGTGCCCCTCCCGACATCGCCCCTCCCTGACTAACACCCTTCGTCACTCCGTTCAAAATAAGGTTATTTATCTTCTTTGCCGACCTTCCCGTAGTATTCTCCATCTGTGTTCCATCCCATATATTCTGTGATGCTACCTCATCCACCGCACCCGACTTCTTCTGTGCCTTCGCTGAATAACCACGCTCCGCAACTATCGCTCCCATCGAATTATCTCCGCTCACCGCCAATCCCTCACGCTCTTTCATATTCGTCTTTCGAGAGATTTTCTTCTTACCACCCTTAAAGTTAAACTTATCCGTTCCCGCCGTCGTAAATCTATCAACAGGCATCGTGGTCATTACAGGTTGTCGTGTATCCTCGAAATCCGCCTTATCCACCAAACCGTCCCACCAATTCTTCCCCCCCTTCTTACCACCGTTCCCAACAACGACAACATCATCCTCATCTCGCATCGCAGGAGTGGGAGGTCGAGGAGGAGCAGGAGGAGCAGGAGCAGGAGGAGCAGGAGCAGGAGCAGGAGGAGCAGGAGCAGGAGCAGGAGGAGCAGGAGCATCAGGAGTATCAAAATACGCTTTCAACAGAAGCAACGCTGCCGACCCAACCGCATATGTCGTAGGTAAAAACGGTATAAATATTTTGGCGTTGTCATACGCAAATCTCAATATAACTTGCGTTGCTTGATGGTTATACCCCTTCTTCAAAGTTCTCGCCGCCGTCATCACCGCCGAAGGGGCAGCGACCGCACCACTCACAATATAACCCGCAAACGCCGTCGCCGCAGGTATGAGAATATTGTCTAACCCCCTTCGACCCAGAGCAAGAATGTCTTGATAAGTTATTCCGCCTTCCAGTTCGCCCATTTTTGACGGGGCGGACGAAACCCCCCTACTGTTTTTTGGCACGATTTTCCTCTTCCTTCCACCTATACCTGACCCTACTGGATTACTTGACGGCATATCCCCATACGAAGTCGAACCAGTCGCGGCGTTCAACTGCTCCACCTCCAACTTCGGCGAAAAACCGAGAGAATTAGCAGGTATCGGTTTCGCATCCGCAAACACACCCTCACCACAACCCTTCATTCCCATCCCCATCGACATATTACCCCCCTTCGAACCACGCTTCGCACGAATACTCGCCATATATGCCTTTGCTTCGGGAGAACCCTTCACCAAACGAGCACGACCACCCGAACGACCCGATGGAGCACCATACATACCACCAGACATTCCCGACGGACGACCATACATACCACCCGATACTCCACTTTGACCATAACCCAGCAACTCCAACACACCAGCACCCGCCTCACCATAAGGATTTCCACTTGCCAATAGGGCGTCCTTCAAAGGAGTTCCTACCACATCTAAAACTGGTTTTACATAATCCTCCCAAACACCCTTTACGGTATCGTAAGCACCCTTGACTGCCTCCGTAAAATCATCCCAGTTATTATACCACTCGCCACCATAAAAACCAGCACCACTCTTACCCAATAGGTCTTGAACGAATGCCAACTCTTCCGCAGTAAAATCACGCCCACCTGACGCCAACATTTCAGGGTCTTTCGTCATCCTACCCACCTTCTTACTGTCTTTCATACGGTTTCGCCCACTCGAAAAATCATCGAAGTTCTCATACCACGCCGCCTCCACCTGCGGTTTTCCACTACCATCCATATTACCCACCTGAACTTTCGTTTCCAAAGGAAACTGCGGTTTTCCAGACCCACGAGCAGACATCGCCTTATCTATTACACCAGCATACGGCACTTCTCGAAAAGGCATCGTGACACCCACATCCGTCGCCGACGCACCACCATACCCAGCACCACCATACCCAGCACCACCATACCCCGCCCCTCCGTGAGTGATTGTTAGTTGTCCTCGCCCACTCAAAACCGTATCCCGCCCTTGTGCCGCATCAGCAACCATCCCTATCGGGGTATAACGAAACGCCTGACCGATATCATCGAGAAAACCACCTCCAAACGCCGCCGCACCACCCTCCATACGATACTCCTTTTCCGCCTGTGAAAGTGCTCGGGGATGGTTCGCCGCACCCCTCATAACATCGTTGTATTGAGTATCAATTCCGCTATCGCTTCCATACCCCCTACCTACAAAATTGGCGGGAGCGTGTCTCGCCGCCCTTTCCATTATCGCATCATTAATCGAAGCAATCCGTCGGTTATATGCCGTATCCATTTTCCGTTTATAAATTAGTATAACAATTGTTTTTATGTCTTATACTAATTTTATCGCTATTTCGTAATTATCTCTCGGCGTTCAGCATCGGGAAGCAAGTTTCATACGACCGCCAATACCATCAGCACCTTTACCGAGTGCGGATTTCGCGGCGGAAACTGCGTCCATAATCGCCTCCTGTGCCTTCGGGGCGACATCAGCAACCGAAGTGACGGCGGAACTTTCAACACCACCAACCAAACGCAAATGACGCTCACTCACGGGTTTCATTTCACTCGCGGCGAGAACATCACTCTTCGTGAGGATACCCGTGTAAGTAGAACTGACACCCTGCGATGTGATAAACAAACCACTATTCACGCACATCAAAACCAGTTCGACAGGTTGGGCAGCAAGAGTGTAATTCTGTATCGTAACGTTGAACTGTAAATTGAAACTACCCAGCGACCCCGCCGCGTAAAACTCCTCTACAATAGGGATATCCTGTCCAAAACGCAAAGCAAGAATAGACCCCGAAGTAAGGACTTGTTGAAGACGAGTATCATAAAGACCACCAACGGGAGGCAGGTATTTATTAGCATACCCTCGAAACTCCTGCCAAGTCTGGTTCGTGGTTTTCGCAGACATACGATACAAAGTATCCTGTGTAGCGTTCGCCAACAGACCTGACTGGTTGTTCCAGTTAATAGAAATACCAGTAATGGGGTAGAAACAATCAGCATCACGGTTCGTCTGCTGGGACATCGGTTTTCTCGCACAAATCACCAACATATCGGGGACTTGATTTAACTGAATGTTGTTGCTTGAAAAAGGGAGTGTAGTGGGAACTAACTCATTCGTAGCACTCACAGCGGCAGCACCGATGTTCGTATTAAAGGTAGTCAAATAACGCGGGAAATCAACATAATCCACCACATTTTTCGAGGGCAAAATCTGGGAAGGATGGGGAGTGAGCATCTGGAAAATTAGTCGAGCACCCGTCACATTAACAATCGAAACGGCATAGTTAGCAATCGCCGCCTCACTCGCACCGCAACGCCACAAACGGGATGCCTGTGCGGATATGTTGAAAATGAAGTTCAAGTTGCTCACACCGTAGAGTGCCATCTGGTTCGCCGAGAGATTGGCGAAGTGAAAGGGAGACAAAAACAGGGGTTCAAATGAAGTGAAACGAAGACGCACAACACGAAGAGTTCCATCACCGATAGTCTGTTGGTTTTTCAAGTTAGCACCAATAACAGGTTGGGTCTGCTCCAAACTGTCGATACTGTAAGTGCCACGAGACACAAGAGAGTTATCGGCGGTCTGTGCCCAAGAACCGTTGCTGTTGTTGTTTGCCCCCAACTGGTCTTCATAACTACGGTAAGTATCAGGAGCAAGAGGAGCAATACCGTTCCAACGAGCAAGAGCACGGTCATCACCATACATACGAAGCAACTGGGGCAACACATCACGAATATTCACCGAAACGCTGTTGTTATTCACCTGAACTTGAAGGGTAGTGGCGGACATATGAAGGGGAAGGGGAGCAAGAGCATCACGATTACCCAAATCAACCAAAAACTCACCAGCGGCGGGACTGCCTCTAATTTCAAGTTCATAAGTAGATTGCCAAACAATATTTCGGTCGAGAAGCGTAACTTCACTCGGGGTCTGGATAGAAAAAGTCTGCGAAGAAGCACTTGCCGAAGTAGCAGGATAAATCTGGGTGGTAACATTCTGCCCTGATTTTACAACACCAAAGGGGAGACTGTCTGTCACCCTCATACGAGCATCTTCCACGAGCACTTTGCGAAAATCTGCTGAACTCATTTTTATTCGATTTTATGAATATAGTTATAACTTTGTTTTTATATATAATTTCAGTTGTATTTTCGTTCGCCGAGAGATTAATCAATTGTCGCATTATAGAAGTCCTTCCTTCGAAACAGGATTTTAATGGATGCCGCACAACCCGCCGCCAGATTGAACCGATGTAATCCACTATACTTGTCCTTCCAGAACACCGAAACCTCCACCGCATTCACAGGGGTCGTTCCACGCAAATCCAACATACGATACTCCGCCGTCGGCACATATGTAATCCTCGTCTGGGACGATGTGCCTGTCGCACCCTGTAATTCAAAATCAGTCAAAACTGGTGCTGTCACGTTGTTATTGCCCGATGAACGCAAATTGCTACTCGTCACACCATCGTAAAAATTGAAAATCGCTGGTTTTGATAATAGGGTGTTTTGAACTGGAAGAAGTGATGTCGAAAACACAAGTGAGGATATGGGTGAAAATAAAATCGTCGTTGAATGCTCCTGTGGAACTATAATCTGCGGTATTGCCGATACTGATGATGCGACTGCCGTAAGGGGGTAGGACGGTCTGCTTCCTCCACTCGTGTTTTGATACTGGTTGTTATATACAACAATCATATCCTCTGTTCCTGTCGTTAATTGAAACTGGTTATTGCCTTGAAAAATAGTAGGAAACGAGTTCAGCAGATTTGATAGGGGGGTATTCATATACAACTTAATCACCCGTCCTGTAAAACCAGCAGTATTCGGTAAGTTCTGGTCGTAAGTGTCGTAGGCGTAAGGGGGTGCTGTCCCTGCTAATGCTGGAGGGCAAAGAGGAAAACTCAACGAAAATAACTCGCCATTCGGGTCATAAAACATCTGCGGACAATAGTTCTGTGAGATGTTCGCTGGTGTCCCTGCCCTTGTGCCTAACGCATTCTTTCCCGCCGCTACTAACTGGGTGTTAAAATTATCAAACGCCGCCTTCAAAGCATTATTCGCATATTGAAGCACCAGCGAAAACTCATTTACATAGTAGTAGTCAGTAGTTAAATCCTGAAATGTCAAAGCACCCGACGGAGGACTGATTGTAAGGTCATCTGGAATATAAATCCAGTTCTCTTGTGCCGCCAAATAATCCGTCACGGGCGGAACAACCGAGTAGTCCGTCACACTCATACCCCACGCATAAATCAGTTTATTCGGGTTCGCTTGTCCTAACAACACTTGCGGAATGAAAATCGGCAGGGTAGGGGTCTCGATACTGAAACGCACAACCGACAATAGGTAGTCTTCGGGATACTTAATGATAGGGTTCTGTCTAATCTCGTTGAAGGTCAGGGGCGGGGCAGTAGTCCCCACTAATGTCGGGTTATAATCACTCACAACATTAATGTCGTAGTATAAATTATAGGGGTCGGCAGAAGTCAAATTACCTCTTGTTGTCATTTTACTCGTTTATATTCGTTATTGTTCTTTTGTTTTTATTATTAATTTCCATTCGTCTTATCTTTTGATTAAAAAAAGGACGCCCCTGTCCTGTATTTCATCTTCGGGTTGTCTTACACCCTCTCTCCCGTAAATGATTGTTCGCGTCTTCTTTCAAAGTTCGACGCGAACTTCGGGTCGCGACGCAACTCCTCCATACACGCCTTCTTGTAGCAATCCGTCTTTCCTGTAAAGTCAGCGACAATTTGAAACTCCTTACCTCCGTATTCGTAAAACTCCGTGTCGTCATCACGCAACCACCCCATCGAACCGAACACAATCTCACCGCCGTTTTTGCGTTGTTCCATAACGGCGTTGAAGAAGCACATTCCAAAGTAGGGGCGGTCGTCGAAAATCCGCCGAAAATGACCTGCGTAGTTCTCGCCAAACACATTCTTCGCCTTCTTGATGTGCGACGCAATCATTATTTTCTGCGTCATTTCAGGGGCGGGGAGGTGGCAGGAAACATCTTGAAGTCGGTTTTGTCTTTGTATTTGTCTGTGTTCGGGGAACTTCGGGTCAATCACGCGTCCATCTCGCACCACCCAAAAGTGCCCCACCATAACTTCTGGCAAGTCCATCGCCAAAATGTCGTAGTAGTCCTTTCTGTTCGTAGTTGTAAATCCGCTCATCGTTGTCTGTTGTCTGTATGTCTGGCACATATGAGTAAAAGGATTTCAATTTTTTTTGGACGCACCACCACCACCACCCACCACTACCCCCCCCACCGACCGCTCTGGATGAGGGTATGTCTGGATGAGGGGTCATCCAAGCGGGGGGTCATCCAGCGGGGTCAGGGTCATTCAAGGGCGGTCAAATAGATAGTCCGCTCTGGATGAGGGTAGGTCTGGATGAGGGGTCATCCAAGCGGGGGTCATCCAAGAGCAGAATGCGGGGGGGGTAGTGGTGGTGGCGGGGCGGGGCGGTGCGGGGCGGGGCGGGGGCGAGGGAGAAACCTGATGATGTTGCCAATCCCACACAATCCAAAAAAAATTGAAATGCTTTTACTCATTTGTGCTACACACAGACAACCGATTACGATTACGATGACTTGCTCTATTTGCCAACAGAAGGGACACAACAAGCAGACTTGCTCTGTTGTTGTTCGCTACCAATACGACGACTGCGGTGTGAGATGCCGTATCAACCCCAACGACGACCAAGACTTTCAACCCGTCGAGACCTACTGCCTCCCCTGCGGTTCGCCCACTCTTGAATGCGAGTGCGGAGAATACAAGTGCGGAAAATGGTTCAACGAAGAAAAAGGTAAGTTTCAAGGTGCTCCCCGTCGCCGTCGCCAGACCCGTTTCGCCCCAATCCCCATCTGGACTGCCCCTGAAACCAAAGAAGAAGTCGCCACCACAGGTAAGTATGCTGGAATGACCGCCGTCCAGATTGAAGCAATCTTCGCCGAAAGAGAACGCAAAAACTACGAAGAACTCGTTGCCCCCATCATCGCCCCAAAACTCGCTTGTGCCGACTGCGGTCAGGTCGAAACCGAATGCCGTCTCGAACGCCTCGTCGGCGGAAAGGTAATGTGCTGTGATTGCCTTGACCCCAAACCTACAGAAGAAGAAGACGACGACGAAACCGTCAGCGTGGTAAGTGAAGACACCTGCGAATGCTGTGGAAAACCCTACGACCCCCGCAATCCTCACCGCCTATGGGAATTGTGCGACTGCGTCCAGAACGACGACGGAACGCTTTCAAGACCCGAAGAAGTCCCCGAACTGCCCTGCCCTGACTGCCGTCGCTGGTTTGACGAAGGAAGAGAAAGATGTAAGTCCTGCGACTACAAGTTTGACGGCGAAGAAGAAGACAGCGACGAGGACAGCGAGGGGGACAGCGAAAGCGACGCCGAAACCGAAGGAGAGTGCTACGATGGGAGCGTTTGGGTATGCTGTAAATGCGAAAAGTTGAGCGACGGAAAAGGTAATCCAGACAGCACATCCCAATTCTACGAAGAACTGGGCGATTGGTATTGCGGAAAATGCCACGAATACTACACAAGGGAAGACCAAGACGATTTCACGAATAGAATATGCGAGTGGTGTCATTTGGATTTTGACCTTGCTGACCCACACTACTACGACGAGGAGGGGAATTGTTGTTATTGTAGCGAAGAGTGCTTCAAGAAGGAACAAGATTGGTTGTCCGCCCCCTCATCGACGCGTCCCCCACACGGCAGCATCCGCACCTCACCTACTCGCGACCAACTCATCGCACTCGGCAAATACAAACTCGCGAAGTTTCAAATCGGCAAACAAGACCAACGCGACGAAACGAACTGGAACGAAGACGGCGACGATGAACTCTGCTCGGCGATTGACGCATCTGGAAATGCTCTGTATTAACTTTGGATAATACAGAACTACTACTACTACGGGACGAGGGGTGTCCCTTTTTTTTAACTCAAACGAAAAGTCCTAATCATCATCATCTTTGTCCTCTAACATATACACACACTTTTCACTCACGACCGCCTGTGGATAATTCTTTGCTATGGTTATCCAGCGTGAATTGATTTTCTTCATCTCCTTCATCATCTTATTATTGATACCTATGTAATTTTCGAGCATATACTTCGTGCTTTTCGTCATAACTGACTTCGGGAAAAAGGTGACGAAATGACATTCGTTTAACATCTGGCGTGTTGTCTGGCGGTCGCTCGGTAAATGGAATGTGAGAATACAACTAATCTTATGGTGTCGCCCCGTCTGTAAAATCTGGTCGAGTATCTTGAAAACCTCTTTTCGGTGTGCTTTGTTCGAGAGAGTGTCGCAGTCATCAAAAATCACCATACTTTCAGCAAACTCACTCGCCTCTATCGGGTCGCTCACCAGCGTATCATCTATCTTCGGTCGTTTCAGGTTTTTTATATCATCCACCGAGACATCATCAGGAAGCGACGAAAACATATATATCATTCGGTCTGGGAACTTTTTCGTGTATTCGCGACACACCATCTTCGTATAATACGACTTGCCCGAACCTGACGCACCCACAACATACCAGATTTGACGCTCTGTTTTTGGATTGACCATTTGGACGAACTTGCCCTCATCGCTGTCGGGAATTGTCGCCCTTTTGAATAACTGAACCCTCTGCTCTTTCAACCCCTTATCGTCGGGCGTAGCGAGGAACACTTTTTTACCATCATTCGAACCCCCCACGATTTTACAAAAGGGAGCACCGATTTTATCAAGATTGAGAGACATTCTGTATTATAATAAAATGAAATTATGTTTATTATAATTTATATGATGGAACACAATAGTCTTTGTGCCGTTTTATTGATTATCTTCTCGTTATTCTTAATCACATTATCTATCCTCGCACGGGTGATACTACCCTTCATACCCAACTTTGCTTGTAAAAATGTCGAAACCCGCAACTTCAAGGTCTTATCCAGTTCCCATTTTAGGGTCTGGACTGCTTTCAACTGCGATGTGATTTGATACAGTTTTCCTGTTTCACTATTAAACAACTTGACTAACTGGATTGCGGTCTCGGGTTCTTCGTTTTTAATCCGCATCATCGAAAACAGACGCTTCAACGCTTTCCAGTATCGTCCCTCACTCACCAGTTCGCCGAAGTCCTGCTCCAATTCCTTCAATCGCTCCTCTTCATTATCTACCGTTTCGTCATCGCCGAGAGAATACATACACGACGCATCGAAAAACTCATTACTCGCCTCCTTGCGAAATACGACATCCACCTTAATAAAATCAATATCATCGAAGGGTATTTTGCCGAAAAAGGTGTGTGAAAACTCCGCTCCGCGATAAATCCGCTCCTTCTTCCCAGCGTTCGACTGGATTTTCATCTCCACGAAATACATATCTGGATTATTTGCGATGCTATTCACAACATCATTCATCCCAGTAAAAACCACATCTCTCGGCAGTTCGCTTATATCCATCGTAAAATCATAATCACCAGTATATAATTGCGACTTCAATCCCGCCGTTCCAATCAGTCTCGGTTTGCGGTCATTCAGCGAAAACGCTTTCACCAGCGGATACTCCTCGCTCGT